GGCCTTAATGCCTTAAACAAAGGATCAGCAGGAGCAGCTAAAGGATTAGCAACGTTAGCCAAAGGCCTTGGTGGTGTAGCCAATGTTGCAGGTCAAGTAGCAATGAAATTCTTAGAAGTTGGAGCGGCTTCTGCGAATTTAATCAAGAGCATGTCAAATGTTGGCGACAGTCTAACTGGAGCCGCAGCATCGTTCAATAACATACCGATTATCGGCGGAGCTTTGGCTGCAACATTTGGAGCAGTTGCAGAAGCCGCCGAAAAGTCCGCTAGGGCATACCAAAACGCAGCACAGACCGGTGCATCATTTGGTGGCAGTATGAATAATTTTATCAGAACTGCTAGTCAGGCCGGTATGACCATGGAGCAGTTTGGTGCATTGATCAAAAGCAACGGCGTAGGTATGTTAGGATTTGGCGGTACTGTTGAAGAAGGTGCAAAAAGATTTGGGGCAGTTTCTAAAGCATTAAGATCGTCGAGCAATGATTTATACGCTTTAGGTTTTTCAACACAAGAAATTAATGAAGGATTAGCTAGCTATGGTAAGTTGATGCGTTTAACTGGTCGTAGCCAAAACATGTCAACACAAGAATTAGCTGCTGGAGCAAAAAGTTATCTTAAAGAATTAGATGCACTGGCAAAAATCACAGGCGAAGATAGAAAACAGCAAGAAGCAAAAATGGAACGTTTGGCTAAAGATGGTCAATACCAAGCTATGCTCAGCCAAAAAGATGAAAAAACTAGAAAAAGTTTCGATGCATTAATGGGTCAAACACCAGATGCGCTGCAGGGATTTGTTAAAGATGTTATCACTACAGGAACAGTAACTACTGAAGAAAATGCCAAGATTGCTTCGTTGATGGGTTCTGATGTTATGAATGAGCTTCAGAAATATCATCAAAAATTAGATCGAGGTGAAGCACTAACGGTTGAAGAACGCAATAAGATGAATAACTTATTAGCCGAAGGTAGCAAACGTGTTATGCAGCAATACGGAAAGACGCTGGCTGCAAATAGAGATATGGACGGTGCTACTACCGCTATAGTTTCGGGATTGAAATTACAAAAAGACGCGGTTATCCAAGCAGCCAACGAACAAGGTAAAGCAGCTAAAGGACAAGACGGTTTAAACAAAAAGATTGAGGAATCAAAAGCAAGATTGGCGGCAATGTCAAATAGTTTTACACAGATATTGTTAAACAGCGGATTATTAGATACGATGATGTCAGCATTTGGAATGTTAGCTGGATTTATACAGACATTTGTTGTACCTATATTTCATGTGTTTGGAGCAGTGATCACAGGATTTGTTGGAATTGTTAAAGCTATCTTACTACCATTCGAACTATTGTATAAAGGGCTATTAATGGTCAGCGATACAGTTGTTGACTTCTTAGATCCTGTGTTTTATGCATTTGGAAGAGTAGTAGGTAATGTGATTAAAGATATTAAAGATTTTTTCCAACCGGCTATTACTTCTGCTTCAACTATTTTTAAAAATGCGATGAGTTTTATAAGAGCGGCTATTGAACCAGTCGTAGAAGCATTTAGGATCGTTAAAAAAGCTGTATCAGATTTTTATAATTCATTCAATACTATCGGTGAAGTTGTAACATCACTGAAATTTACCTTTAGAAGCTTAATGTTAAATCTTAAAGAAATGTGGTATGCTATCAAAGATATGATTCCCGGTTTGACAGATACCACGGAAGAAGAAAGAAAAGCACTAGCCGCCGAAAGAGAAGAATTAGCAAACGATCGAGTATCTCACGATAAGCAACTAGAACAGAACAGAATAGCAAACGAAAAAGCACAAGAAGAAAGACAAAAAGCTAGAGATCGAGAACGTGCTAATAGAGATAAAAAATTCTACGACACTAGAGATGCACGTCAAGATGCGATTGACAATAAAGCAGAGGCAGCATTAGATAATGCTCCTGGTGGAAAAAATTATAATGCGGGTGCTATTCAAACGCTTAAAGATTTTAAAGGCGGTCTTGCCCAGCCCGGAGCACAGACTCAAACTCCGGGCGGTAGCACAGTTCCTGGTACTGCGCCTCCGGCTGTAAAACAAGACGTTAAACAAAATATGGAATTGATCAAGGCAGCATTGGTCAAACAAGGAATTACAGATCCAAAAATGATTGCCGCAACAATGGGCAACGTAATGAAGGAAACAGGTGGAAAAAATATTTCCGAAAATCTCAATTACGGTGGAACTGATAACTCGAGAATTCGTAAGATCTTTGGTTCGAGAGCAGCAAAATATTCCGATGCAGAATTAGATCAAATTAAAAAAGATCCAAAACAAATGGCCGAAATGATGTACGGCTCAGGTACACAGCTTGGTCAAGGTATGGGCAACACCGAACCAGGAGATGGATGGAAGTTCCGTGGAAGAGGTTTCATTCAGCTTACTGGAAAATCAAATTATGCCGCAGCATCAAAAGCGATTTTTGGCGATGATAGGCTAGTTAAAAATCCAGACCTATTAGATAATCCACAAGTTGCTGCAGAAGTTAGTGCTTGGTATATGAAGAAAGGCCAAGCAGGTATGGCTAAAAAATTAGGAATCGATACTGCTAATATGACACAGGAGCAGGCTAATCTGTTGGCCACTTCACAAATAGCCGGAGGCGATATTCGTAAAAAAGGCGCTATTGGACAAGAAATTTCTGCTAAAGTAGACAAATATGCTTCACAAATGGCTAGTATTGCTGGAGCACCGGTATCTGCGATGCCAAATGCTAATACTATGGTAGCACAGCAAACAACTACAGCACCCTCGGCACCGGCAGGCAATAGAGCACAACAACAAGCAGGTGGTACTACAAGACCTATGGCACCTGCTCAAGAATCAGCAGAAACATTACTGGCTAGCTTAAATACTAAGATGGATCAATTAATTACTATTAATAGAAATCTCAGCGATGTAAATGAGAAACAACTAAGAGTACAAAAATCTCTTAGCTCAGACGGATATGCCGCTGCCTAATTAACGAGAATACAATGTCCTGGAAGAAATATTTTACACCGGTAAAAATTGATAATCAAGGCGGCGGAATGAGTCCGATTTCGGGCAGAGGTCGTCCTGGGCCGGCACGAGCAAATTATAGTTCATTCCTACCTGATGTCTATGCAGGTGCTCCAAATCGTGTTGAACGTTATATGCAATACGATACTATGGACATGGATTCAGAAGTCAATGCAGCTCTAGATATCTTAGTTGAGTTTTGTACACAAAAAGACAAAGAAAATACTACACCCTTCCATGTACAGTTTCGAGGTCAACCAACTTCGACTGAAGTAAAACTAATCAAAGAAAGTTTACAAAAATGGAGCAAAATACAACAATTTGAAACTAGAATATTTCGTATAGTTAGAAACGCATTCAAATACGGTGACTGCTTCTTTGTAAGAGATCCTCAGACTAAAAAATGGCTGTTTGTTGATGCTGCTAAAGTTACTAAAATCATTGTTAACGAATCAGAAGGTAAGATCCCAGAACAATATGTTATACGTGACCTTAATTTTAATTTTAAAGAAATGGTCGCAGTCACTCCTCACGGGACCACAAATACAGCACCTAGTGGTACAAGCTCTTATACCAGCGGCGGGTCATTTGGTCGCGGAATGGTTGGAACAGCAGCCCAACCGCCAGGCACACGATTCCACAATCAAACTAATGAAATTACCATAGATGCAAAAAATGTAGTACACATCAGCATGAGCGAAGGATTAGATAACAATTATCCTTTTGGTAATAGTTTATTAGAATCAGTATTCAAAGTCTACAAGCAAAAAGAATTGCTTGAAGATGCTATCATCATCTATCGTATACAACGTGCTCCAGAGCGTAGAATTTTCTATGTAGACGTCGGAAACATGCCAGCACATATGGCTATGAGCTTTGTTGAGCGTGTTAAGAACGAAATCCAGCAAAGACGTATTCCTAGTTCAACAGGCGGCGGACAGAGCATGGTAGATGCTAGCTACAATCCCTTAAGCTCATCAGAAGATTATTTCTTTCCGCAGACAGCAGAAGGTCGCGGATCAAAAGTTGAAACATTACCAGGCGGTACAAATCTAGGAGAAATTACAGATTTACGTTATTTCACAAATAAACTATTCCGTGCGTTACGCATTCCAAGTAGTTATTTGCCAACACAGATCGATGAACAACCTAATAATGTTGCAGACGGTAAAGTAGGAACCGCCTACATACAAGAATTAAGATTTAATGAATATTGCAAGCGTTTGCAATCTATGATCGTAGAAACGTTTGACCAAGAGTTTAAACTTTGGTTATACAGCAACGGAATTAATATTGATAGCAGTATTTTTGAATTAAAATTTAACCCACCACAAAATTTTGCAGCCTACCGTCAGTCAGAGCTTGATACCGCTAGAGCGGCAACGTTTGCACAATTACAAGAAATTCCACACCTTAGTAAGAGATTCGCTCTTAAACGTTTCTTAGGTTTAACTCAAGAAGAAATCACAGAAAATGAGCGCATGTGGAAAGAAGAAAACGGCGGAACTCTAAAACCATCTACCGATGCCGGAGCACAACTGCGATCAGCAGGAATAACTCCGGGCGGAATGGCTGCTGATGCTGCTGAACAAGATGCTGAAGCACCTATGGAAGCTCCTCCAGCGGATGCAACAGCAGGCGCAGAGCCAGCACCTCCAGCAGCATAATTGATAAATACATTATGCTTCTAAGAGAATTCATTTATTTTAAAGATTCTACTAACGACTTTGCCGTAGATCAACGCTACAGCAATGATCGTGATTCTTCTGTGGTCGAAAAAGACGATACTCGTAAAATAAGATTAACTCTTAAACAGATTAATCTGTTAAGAACACAGAGCGAAGCTCACGAATTTGAAGAAGAATCTGAGCTTGAATTTATAAGACAGATGTATGGTCAACCACCCGCAGAAGCAGCAGCTGAATAACATAGCTTTTGTATTAGGAAACGGCACTAGTAGATCAACAGTAGATGTAGATAGACTGATTGAGCTAGGAAAAGTTTTTGGCTGTAATGCGATCTATAGAGAATACAAACCCCACTATCTAATAGCAGTTGACGTTAAAATGGTCAACGAAATAATAGCCAGCGGCTATCATAAAACCAACGAAGTTTGGACAAATCCTAATAAAGGAATATTAGATAAAGACTACATTAAAATGTTTAATCCGCACAAAGGCTGGAGTTCGGGCCCTACAGCATTATGGTTCGCGGCTAATCAAGGGCATAAAAATATCTTTATTTTGGGATTTGATTACCAAGGACTACAGGGTAGATTTAATAATATCTATGCAGATACCTACAATTATAAGAAAAGTTCGGATGCAGCTACATATCATGGAAATTGGTTGAGTCAGACAGATCGAACTATTAGGGAATATAGAAATACTAATTTTTATAGGGTAATAGAATCGGGAGCCTATATTCCAGACAAGTTAAGCCCGCCACATCATAGTAATTTAAAGCATATAAATTTTCAGGAATTTGAAAATTTCTTTCCTGGAACTATATATTCCGATCAAAAACATCAAAAAAGTACCATTTAACACCTATTTGTAATCTTAGTGTTAAATAAAACGACAGCCTAACCATCTTGAAGGAGAATTGAACATGGCAGATAAAAGTAAATTAGAGCAGATGCTCGAAAGCCTGGTCAACGACGACCAAGCCAAAGCCGAAGAATTATTCCACGAGTACGTTGTAGAAAAATCTCGTGAAATTTACGAAACACTCATTGAATCAGAAATCGAAGAAGAAAAAGATGAGGATGAGGATGAAGAAAAAGTCGACGAAGCTTCTGATGATGAAGACAAAGACGACGAAAAAATGGACGAAGAATTTGAAGATATCACCATCGAAGCAGATGACGAAATGGGAGATATGGGCGGAGACCCCACAGACGATCTAGAAGCAGAACTAGATGCTGACCAAGAAGACGAAGAAGGTGAGAAGTCTGAAGAAGAACTTTTCCAAGATCTAGACGCTATCGTCGACGAACTACAAGCTAAGTTTGACGAGCTAAAAGGTGGCGACGAAGGCGAAATGGGCAGCGACGACGAAATGAAAGATGATTTTGATCTAGAAACTGTTCGTGAATATGTAGAAAAAGTTCCAGCTGGTCACGGTGCTGAAAAGAAAGGTGCTGCTGAAAAAGCCGATAATGTAAAATCTACAATCGATAACATGAAAAATGACATGGGCGGCACAACTGCTAATATTCTAAGCAGCAAAGAAGAAGCAGCTACCTATGCAGGACAAGGACAATTAAAAGGTTCTGGTTTACTAAAAGGAACCGCAAAAGAAGACAACGCTGGTAATATCAACGTTCCGGGCGGCAAAGCCGGTAGCGCATTCAGCACAAAAGAGCCAGGTCATGGCGCTGAAAAGAAAGGCGCAGCAGAAAACGCTGATAACAAGCAAAGCCTTTTCCGTGGTCGTAGATAATAGGACTTAACAAAGGTGAAAACTACTCTATCAGAACATTTGAGTTTTGACCAGGCTAAGATTGTCTTGGAGCGAGATGAGAGCGGAGACGGTAAAAAGTCTCTGCACTTAAACGGGATTTGCATCCAAGGAGATATCCGCAATGCAAATCAGCGTGTTTATTCTTCTCAGGAAATTGGCAGGGCTGTCAAGACGCTCAACGAACAGATCTCTGGTGGTTACTCCGTTCTTGGAGAAGTTGATCATCCTCAGGATTTGAAAATCAATCTTGATCGTGTTTCACACATGATAACCAAGATGTGGATGGACGGTCCTAACGGCTACGGAAAACTTAAAATACTCCCTACTCCAATGGGTCAATTAGTACAGACCATGTTAGAGTCGGGAGTTAAACTAGGAGTTTCAAGCAGGGGCAGTGGCGAAGTAGATAGTAGCGGTAATGTCCAAGGATTTGAAATTATCACAGTGGACGTAGTGGCACAACCCAGCGCCCCGGGAGCTTATCCTACACCAGTTTATGAACACTTGATGAACAACACAGGTGGATATCAGGCATTTAGAATAGCACAAGAAGTCAAAGGCGATCCAAAGGCACAAAAATACATAGCAGAGAGTCTGAAGAGAATTATCTCTGGACTCAAATAACAAGGAGAATCACATGCTAGATTTCGTTAAACAGTTGTTTGAAAACAATGTGATTTCCGAGGAAATCAAATCGGAGATTGAAGCTGCCTGGCAAGGCCAGATTCAAGAAAACCGTGATCAAGTTACTGCACAATTGCGTGAAGAATTCGCACAAAAGTACGAACACGATAAATCCGCAATGGTAGAAGCTGTAGAATCCATGCTAGCTGATCGCTTACAAGCAGAGCTAGGTGAATTTGCAGAAGATCGCCAAGGACTAATCGAAGCTCGTGCAAAATATGCCAAGAAAATGAAAGATGATTCCAAAGCAATGGAATCATTTGTTCTTAATAACCTTAAGAAAGAACTTTCTGAACTACATGAAGATCGCAAATTAGTTGCAGCTAATGTTGCTAAATTAGAATCTTTCATCGTGGATGCACTAGCGAAAGAAATCGCAGAATTCCATGCAGATAAGAAAGACCTAGCCGAAACTAAAGTTAAATTAGTTCGCGAAAGCAAGGCTAAGTTTGAAGCTATCAAGAAAGAATTCATTTCCCGTTCCGCTAAGATTATCGAAGAAACTGTGTCGAAAGGCCTGCGTTCTGAGATTACTCAGCTCAAGGAAGATATTGAAGCAGCTCGCCGTAATGACTTTGGTCGCAGAATTTTTGAATCATTCGCTAGCGAATATTCAGCCAGCTACCTAAATGAGAAGAGTGAAACATCTAAACTCATGCAAGTAGTTGCACAAAAAGAAGCAGAGCTAGCCGAAGCAGCAAAAATTGTTGCAGAAACACAAAAATTAGCAGAAAGCCGTGAAAATGAAATTAGAATTATCAAAGAATCGGCACAACGCAAAGATATCATGAGCGAATTACTTGGTCCTTTAACAGGAGACAAGAAAGAAGTCATGAAGGAATTGCTTGAATCTGTTCAAACACAAAAATTACACGCTGCATTTGACAAGTACTTGCCAGCCGTTATGGAAGGTCAAGCACCAGCGAGAAAAGCACTTACAGAGGCCAAAGCAATCACAGGCAACAAAGAACAGGCACCCACTTTTGGCGGAGAGGAAAAAACCGCTGAAATATTTGACATCCGCAGGCTTGCGGGACTAAAAGTTTAAGGAGAACTATAATGTCACAACTACTCGAGTCACGCTGGTCGGAAACCAAAGAGGCACTATTAGAAGGCCTACAAGGTAACAAGCGTTCAGTTATGGCAACTACTCTAGAAAATACTCGCAAGTATCTGTCTGAGAGTGCCACTGCTGGTGCTACATCCGCTGGCAACGTTGCAACCCTAAATCGTGTGATCCTTCCAGTGATCAGACGTGTAATGCCAACCGTTATCGCTAACGAGTTGGTAGGCGTACAGCCTATGACTGGCCCAGTTGGTCAGATCCACACACTAAGAGTTCGTTACTCTGAAGTTGGTGAATTTGATGCTGGTACAGAAGCATTGAGCCCATTCCAAATTGCTCAAGGTTATTCTGCTTTCAGTAACTCCGCTACAGCTAAAGCTGCTTCTACAGCAACTTTAGAAGGTGTTGCTGGTAAGAAACTAAGCATTCAAATCTTGAAACAAACAGTCGAAGCTAAGACACGTAAATTGTCTGCTCGCTGGACATTTGAAGCTGCTCAAGATGCACAAGCACAACAAGGTATCGATATCGAAGCTGAAATCATGGCTGCTCTAGCACAAGAAATCACAGCTGAAATCGATCAAGAAGTTATTGGTAGTCTAAACGCACTAGCTGGTACAGTATTAACATACGACCAAGCCGCTGTTTCTGGTACTGCTACATTCGTTGGTGACGAACACGCTGCACTAGCTGTTCAAATCAACCGTGTTGCAAACCTGATCGCTCAGCGTACACGTCGTGGTGCTGGTAACTGGGCAGTTGTATCCCCAACTACCTTGACACTACTACAAAGTGCTACAACTTCTGCGTTCGCAAGAACAACAGAAGGTACATTCGAAGCTCCAACTAATACCAAGTTCGTTGGTACTTTGAACAGCGCAATGAAAGTGTATGTAAACGGCTACGCATCATCTGATGATGTTCTAGTTGGTTACAAAGGTTCTAGCGAAAGCGATGCAGCAGCATTCTACTGCCCATACATTCCATTGATGAGCAGCGGTGTTGTTCTAGATCCAGCAACTTTCGAACCAGTCGTATCATTCATGACACGTTATGGTTATGTTGAGTTGACAAACACAGCTTCTTCTCTAGGTAACGCAGCTGACTACCTAGGCAAAGTTGCTGTTACAACAGCAAACCTAAAATTCGCTTAATCAACGGATTTTTTTGCAAAACTCAAAAAGGCTCTTCGGAGCCTTTTTGTTTGACTTAAATACCAGGTGCAGATAGAATCAGAAAAAGAATTTCCAGAATTACGAAAACGCATTGACGTATGGCGTAAACAATTTCCTATGTTTAAACATGACGTATATCAGATAGAACATATTATAGAAAAACATATTCAAAATCATAGTATTATAATGGTTCAGTTTAGACAGACCAAGAGTAAATCTTTGCTGGAAAAAGCTCAAAAAGAAATTGATGAAATTAATAGAGTTCTATCGACAGTAGAAAAAATCCAGCTAATGTCTATACTATCGCAAGACTAAATACTATGTCTATCAATGAGCCGCATAATGCGGACTTATGCTGTAGCCCACAGCGTAGACCTAGAACGTCAACATAAGGAGAAAACAAATGGGACGTCCATTATATAAAGATGTAAACGGTGATAAAGTCATCGGCACAGGAGCAGGTGCTACAACAGGTATTAGAGTAGATTTTTATGATGGTTCTACACTAAGAACTGATGGCATCATTATCAAACAACGTGGAGCAAAAACTTTTGTTGTAGCAAGAGTAGGCACACCAACAACAACTTTTGTCTGCAAGCTAGTAGATACCACACCAAACGCAGCCGGCGAAATGAGATTGATCGGTTATCCGGGTGGTAACGGTACTGTAGAGGTGCCTATCAGTAAAATTACACGTAGAGTTGCTGTAGGTTTCCCGTCATCCCCAGTATTAGCCAGCGGTTTGTGGCCAGCAGAAACATCTAACGCATCTACAAACCACGATCAGAAAAAATATACATGGTATATCGAAAATGATTCGTCTGCTGACGTGTTGGTATTAACAGAAATCACAGCCAAGCTATAATTTAGGATAATAAATGGGACACGTAGTTAGAACTAACGGCGACTATTCGATCAAAACTGGCGAAGGCGCTACTATTGTTTTAGATACTGGACAAGGAGTCGGTACGACTAGAGTTACAGGAAATCTTGTAGTTGACGGTGATACCGTAACAGTATCTGCAGAAAACTTAAATGTCCAAGATAATATTATCATAGTAAACTTTGGTGAAACTGGTGCTGGCGTTACTTTACAATATTCAGGAATAGAAGTTGATAGAGGAACGCTGGCACGTTCTGCTTTTGTATTCAATGAATCAGATGATTCGTGGAACATCGGAATAGTAGGCGGACCAACTTCATATAGCTTTACTAATAGTAATTTAAGATTAAGAACTATATTAACTAACTCCGATACAGATAACGGTGACCTAACATTGATAGGAACAGGTACTGGGGTGGTTAAGGTTACTGGTACTGCTAATTATGAACAGCAGGTTACCGACGATGATGATATTCCAAATAAAAAATATGTAGACGATGCGATATTATTCAACCCGTCGAGATCTATCAATCAATTAGATACATCCGTGTTTATTGCAGATGCTGACCAGCCAGGAACTACAACCTGGATCGGTGCTACTCCTTTTGAAAGTGAAGTAGCTGTGGTAGTAGATGGCATACCGAATTCGTTTTTCTACTCTAACCGAGCAAAAATACAAGATATCGAAATACAGCGAAGTGAAATTAGTAATACTGACACTAACGCAAATTTATTTCTAAGAACAAATGGTACGGGTAAGGTACAGACCAATTATGCTGTGCAACTTGATAGGATTGTTGTAAATCCTGCATCAGTAGCTACAGCTTCACTAATATACGGTGCTCCGATTGGCCCAGGAACCACAGGATTAAAATTTATCAATTCTTCTTATAACGACGAGTTGGTCAGTAAAAATAGAGCATTATTATTCAGTATGTTATTTTAAGGATTTGTTATGGCAATCAACAGCACACATTTAACGACCACAGGTGATACTTCGATTTATACCAGCTCGGGCACTAACGCTATCGTGACAATGATAATCTGCAATACCGGAAATCCAGATCCTGCAGGAGTAGATGAAACTATCAATGCCTGTACTGTGTCCGTTAATTTTGTAAGGTTGGGCGATGTTTCTAGTATTACAAATACTGTGGTAAAAAACTTATCAGTTCCAGCAGGAGAAACGATTTTCTTTTCAGATGAAAAAGTAGTACTAGATAACGGAGATCAGATACGTGCAACAGCAAGCGTTGGAAATTTATTGAGTATAACAGTGAGCACATTACCAGTATGAGATACCTTAAAGGCAAAACACTTTCTAAATATAGCGCCAGTGATGATGCGTTATTTGCCAATCAATATGGCAGAGTCGTTATGGACCTTTCTGGAGGATTACGTTTGCCAAAGGGCACAACAGCACAACGTCCGTTATTAACTGGTGTCGATATGTCCGGCGGTGCAAATGGTATGATCCGTTATAATACCAGTACCAATTCTATAGAAGCCTATGTAGCAGGAGTTTGGGAGATCGTTAGAGCTCCTGGAGCGACTGCAATTACAAAACAAACACTAGGACCAGGAAACGATCTAGAAACGACCTTTGGACCTTTGATACAAGAACCAAGTTCAGAAAACAACATAATAGTTTTAGTCGAGAACGTTATGCAGATTTCTGACACTAACTATAATCTAGTCTATAACTATCTTGGTGTACAAGGTGACACTAGAATCGTGTTTACTAGTCCGGTTCCAACAGACAAGTATATCACAATATTTTACGGATATTCTAACTAATTATGTCACAACTGGGGCGAATTTCTGGACCGTTACTATTCAACAATCTGTTGAGAGATGGCGTAGATTTATCTTTTAGAAATCTTCCAGTTAGCACTGATTTATTAAAGTTAAAAGTTGATACTAATAGAATTGGTATCAATACAAATACACCTTCATTTGAATTAGATGTAATCGGAACAACCAATATCAGTGCCGATTTAACAGCAACTGGTACTACCGCCAGAGTTGAAAATATAATTTTTAATTCTAATGGTACAGTAACTACAGTTACAGGACCTTTGATTATTTCGCCAGCCGGCGGGACAAATTCCTATATGGAATATCATGGAAAGGCTCGTAGTGCTCAATTAGAATTCAGTGATAATACAATTTCTAATACTGTTTTAAATCAAAACATAGAAATACGCCCTAGCGGTACAGGTGATCTAAACATTTTCGATGATACTAATATCTATGGAAATCTCAACTCTACTGCTGATATTAGATTAGATGGAAATATTAGGATAGACGGATCAGTTACAACTATCGGTAATAATCCATTAGATACTATAGCATTTGTTCCAGATTTTACTCAAGACATCAATCCTGGAATCACAGGAACTTATAAATTAGGTGATACTGGACTTCGTTGGAAGGAAACGCATATAGATACTGCAAGCGGTTTCGTGAATACTAGTACTAACACATTAATTATCAGTACTCAATTAAGATTTGCATCAAATATTATTTCTACAGATCAATCAAACGACGATATACGATTGATTGGAGATAGCGGAAACGTTAAAATTGAAAGTTTTAACTTTAATGCTAACTCAATTTCGACGCCCATAAACACTATCATAAATTTTACCGGAACTGGTCGAGGCTATGTAAGATTTGAAGGAACAAATGCTTTTAGAATACCCTACGGTACTACCGCAGAAAGAACGCCTTACGAACAAGGTGCCACACGATGGAATACTACCGAAGGATGGCTAGAGTGTTTTGACGGAACAACTTGGCAAGTTGCAACTGGTGGCGGTAAAACCATTTCACAGCCCGAGATGGAAGAGATTGTGAATATATTCAACCTCATTCTGGGCTAAATTCCAAAAAAAGATAAATATCAATAACAGAGGCCGATCAACCTTTGTTCTATTCCTGTGGTAAACCAGCATAGAGCCCTTGGGCTGAAAATTCGGTTAACGGTGAAACACCGGGTATTAAGGAGAGCTCATGGCTATTGGTCGCATTTCGGGGCCGCTCTTAAAGGCGAATCTCGTCCGTGACGGCGTAGATCTGGCTTTTGAGACCGACCTACTATACTTAGATGTCAATAACTCCAGAATCGGAATAAATTCTGCTGCTCCTCAATACGCACTCGATGTAGTTGGAACCACAAGAACAACAGACCTTAGGGTCGACAATCAATTTGATATCGGTAATTTTACAATCACCGGTAACACAATCAGCAGCGATCTAAACACAATATCTTTAGAACCATCAGGCGGTGAGCCGGTAATATATCATTCTAGATTACAGGTCGATGATATTAATTTTCAAGCCAACGTAATTTCTACACTATCATCTAATGTAAATTTAGAAATTAGGACCAGCGGAACTGGCGACTTAGATGTATATGCTGATACGAATATTACTGGTAATTTATATGTTTCAGGAAACATACAAGCCGCAGGTAATTTAACTATTGGTGGCGACATTATAATCGGTGATTCACCTACAGATTCTGTAGTGATCAATGCTAAAATTAACAGCGATCTAATACCAGAAACTGATAATACGTATAGCCTAGGAAATGCGTCTTTTCGCTGGGCAAGTCTTTCAACTAACAATCTATTTGCTACAACGCTAAATTTACAGACATTGTCTGTAGGTAATATAGCGATGTCAAATTCAACAATTACAACGACCGGTAATAATGACTTAATTTTAGATCCTAACGGTACCGGAGTAGTTCGCACTGGCAATTTTACAATCGGCACAAACACTATTAGAAATACAGTTTCTGGTGCGATAACACTTTTTGAAGCTACAGGTACTGGATATTTTAAAATTACTGGTACTAATGCGTTTGTTCCACCGAAAGGCGGTAGTGCTACTCGTCCTACTCTCTATGCCGAAGAAGGAATGACACGATACAATACTGATTCAAAAGCATTAGAAATTTGGAACGGAACTACTTGGGCGAGTCCCGCTGGTACCAGCGGTGCTGTTAGTGAACAGCAAGCAGAGGACATCGCTGCTAGATTTTCGATTATATTATAACGAGGTATAGGAAATGCCAACCGTATTTAAACATGCAGTCACAACAGATATAGGAACAACACCAGTAGATGTACTACAAATCGCCGAAGGTGTTAGATCCACAGTAATTGGCTGCAATCTTGCAAACACCACCGACGATGATGTTATCGTAGATGTGTTT